TTCAACGAAACACAGATAGCAGAACTTCCAACTACAGATTTTCTATACGACGGTTACGGTGATAAAGCGATGGGCGTAGACTTCGCTCGCTCCGGCTCGGCATTTAATTCGGTCGTAGTCCTGATGCAAAGAGGCCCGAACCATTGGGAAGAATGCCATCATGAGAAGTGGAGAAACGCGGATACGATGCATAATCTCGGCCGGGTGATTGACATTAAATCAACTCACAGACCGTCCGTGATGACCTGCGACGGTGACGGATTGGGCGGCCCGATCTGCGACCGGCTCACAGAACAGAGAATAGACCACGTGGAATTTAGAGGCGGATTCACCGACACCCCAGACCCCAAGCGGTTTAAGAACTGGCGGTCAGCCGGTTATCTGACGCTTGAAGATATGGTCAAGCGCAAGCAGCTAAAGATCAAGACCCGCTCAATTCTTGAACAGCTACTCACGATCAAGTACAAGTTCGACTCCACCGGAAGAAAGTACATCATGTCCAAAGAAGAGATGGAATCCGAAGCCCGCCGGGAAGGCAAGAAGTTTGTCAGCCCTGATGATGCAGATGCTTTAATGATGGCGGTCAGCCGGTGTCACGAAGTCCACAAGCAACAGGCAGTCATGTATCAACCCCGAAGACAAGAATACGCGCGCGAGGAGGCGTTAATATAATGGCAATAGGAACTCCGACAGCCATCCTTTTAGGAGCCGCCGCCCTCGGCGGTACTGCTATGGCCGTGAATGCATCAAATCAAGCCGACAAGAAATCAAAGGCCGCGATGAGCGCCATGCAGACTCCCGGCCCTACAGCACCATCAACGGACCTAGCCGCTCAAGACGCCGCCAATGAACTCGCCAAGCGCAAGCGGACGCTGGAGGAAAGTAAGACGCTTTTCACGTCACCTTTGGGAATCGGCGGGCAGGCCCAAGTCGCCAGAAAGACTCTGACCGGACAATGATTATTCGTCAGTACGAGGAAAGCGATTACGATTCAATCTCCGACCTTATCAGCCGGTTCTATTCGGACTCGCTGAATGAGTATGGTCTGGAGTTTAATCCCTTGACTCTGCATGGCGTAATCAATAACCTCAAAGCCACCAGCTTCGTAGCGGCTCAAGGGAACTTTGTGGTCGGAGTGATCGCCGGGTCGGTTGTCAATGAACCCGCAAGCCACAAGAAGATGTATCAAGAACTCGCGTGGTTCGTTCACCCGGATTACAGAGCGTGGGGAGGCGTCAGACTTTTAAGGCACTTGGAAAAGTGGTGTGCGGAAGAGGGCATCAGTCAGATCATCATGGCCGCGATGCACAACTCAATGTTTCACAAGGTGGACAAGTTCTACAGAGCCGCAGGATATCAGCCGTTTGAAACGCATTATCACAAGGAGATTTTAACCCATGTCCCAGTTCACGGCTGAACAGCTTATCAAGAATAATAAACAGCTATGCTCTGCGCGGACGAACTTTGAATCCTACTGGCAACAGCTCCATGACTATTTCTATGTCGAAGCGCAAGACCTGAACAAGTCCTACTATCCCGGAACGGAACTGTCTCACAACGAACTCTACGACTCAAACTCTTTAGACGCGGCGGACATCCTCGCTTCTGGTTTTATGAACTATCTCACGCCTCAAACTACTGAATGGTTCGACCTTGAACCTGCTGAAGAATCGTTTAAGAACTCCAGAGCAATAAGAACGTACTTCCAAGACGTGCGGGATGAGATCAATCTTGCTCTGAACAGATCGAACTACTATCCGCAGAAGTCAGAGTTCTTCAAGAAGTCCGGCGTCTACGGCACGTCAATATTTTTCGAGGAAGAGGACACTCAAGACGCTGTTAGGTTCTACTCTCTGCCCGCGAAGCAGGTGTGCGTCGTCGAGGATGCCCGGCAAAGAGTAGTCGAATACTACATCATTTTCGAGTACACAGCAGAACAAGCTGTCACCCGGTTCGGGTTCGATAAACTCCCTCAAGAAGTCCAAGAGGCCGCCAGAGGCGGACGGACAGACCGGAAGTATCAATACCTTTTGTACATCGGCCCTCGGTGGGACAGAGACCCCAGAAAAACCGATGCAATCAATATGCCAATCATATCCCAATGGATTGACGTTCAAAAGAAGACGACAATCATGGAAGGCGGATACCGTGAGATGCCCGCCACCTGTCACAGATTCTTCAAGAGAGCCAATATCGTATGGGGATTCTCCCCGGCGATGAAAGCACTCCCTGACACCAGAGTATTAAACGCCATCGCTAAGACCCAGCTAAGGGCCGCGATGAAAGCCACCGACCCGGCCATAGCAGTCCCGGACAATGCGTTTCTTCTTCCGTTCAATATGAACCCACGCGGAGTCAATCGGTACGACAAGAAAGCTCTTAATTCAAAAGATGACGTCTTTCCAATAGGCGCATACGGCAACCCGCAGATAGGCATGGAGATGATGGAGTACCGCGTCAACAGAATACGCTCGATGATGTTCAACGACGTGTTCTTGGCATTCCAAAACCTGACTAAAGACATGACCGTTCCCGAGGTCATGGAACGCGTCACAGAGAAGATGACCTTGCTGGCCCCTGCCGTTGGCAGATTCATCACCGATGATCTAGACCACAACATCATGCGAACGTTGAATATACTGCAACGCTCGGGCCGGCTCCCTAATCCACCGGATGAGTTACGAGACAATCCGGAGTACAAGATCAATTACATCTCATCCCTCGCCAAAGCCCAAAGAAGCTCGGAGATTCGTTCTCTTCAGACCGCGATGTCCATGATTGGACAGATTGCCCAAGCGGCCCCGTCCATCCTCGACAAGATGGACACCGACAAAGCCGCCAACGTAATCTGGGAAATCACCAACGCCCCGACTCAAATCCTCCGGGATGATACCGAAGTGGACGCCATCCGGGAATCCCGGGCAGAAGAACAAGCCAAAGCTCAACAGATGGCCATGTACGCTCAAGGCGCACAGATCGCCAAAGATGCCACTCAAGCCAGTAAGAACGCAAAAGAGAGTATGCCCGCATGAAGCAAGACGAAGACTTCTTCAGAAGCGTGAAAATAGCCGTTGACGATATGTCACGGCTTCAGAACGGGATGGCTCTTATGGAGTTTTTGAAGAACATTTGCGGGTACTATTCACCGGGATATTCAAACGACAACCCGACAGAGATAGCCGTAGCCGCCGGCAAACTGCAAGTGATACAGACTTTACTCAACATACAACGACTCACACCAGAGCAGGTGTTAGCCGTGTATAAAAGCGAGGAGGAACCACAATGACCGACCCGACACCTCAGCCGGATGATAATCCGACACCTGAGCCGGATGATGACGGAGCAGAGCATTGGTACGATGAACTGCCGCCAGACCTGAAGAATAACCCGACCGTCCAGAAGTACGGCTCTGTTGAAGAGCAGGTCAAAGGACACCTCGAACTTCAGAAACAGTTCGGCGGGGATAAGGTGGTCTGGCCCAAAGACGAGAAAGACCCGGCGTGGAATAAAATCCATGAGAAGCTCGGTGTACCTCAAGCGGCAGACGGGTACAAGCTCAACGACGTCAAAACTCCCGAAGAGTTTAAAGGCATGTCGTTTGATAAGCAGACCTTCGCTCAAAAGATGCATGAGCTGAAAGTCCCAGCTGGCCAGGCTTCGAAGATGTGGGACGCTTACACCGGAATGGTCTTGGAGTCCTATCAAAAAGCGCACTCGGAATATACAGCCAAAGCCGAAGAAGCCAAAGCGAACCTGATGAAAGAATGGGGAGCGGCGTTTGAATCCAACACGGCCCTAGCCAACAACGTCATCAAGTCCGTCGCAAGAGACAAAGACCAGATGGACTTCTTGACCGCGACGCTATTAGCCGACCCGAAGGGAGTCAAGTTCCTCGCGGAGATTGGCGGTATGTTCTCGGAGCATCAAGTAGGAACGTTCCAAGAAGCGAACTTTACTCTTACGCCGAATCAGGCGCGAGAGAAAATGGACGAGATCATGGCAGACAAGAGCCATGATTACTGGTCAGACAATCAAGCCAAGAGAGAAAAGGCAGTAGAGTACGTCCTCGGCTTGAGGAAGATGGCCTCGGCTGGACAGTAAGACACGCATTAAGCCCTTTATGTCCGGCAGTATTTGAAGGGCAGACACCCGCCCCGGCGGCCTGCAACAAAGGAACCAAGCCCCAGTAGCCAAGCTGGGACACCTTGTTGGTTAATGGCTCAGAGTGAACCATAAACAAGGAGGCCGTCATGGCTGATGCAAACACGCTGTACGCGCAGCAGTATTCAGAGAATATCATGCAGCTCGCGCAACAGAAGTACTCCAAACTTCTGGGGACTGTCTTCCAGAAGCCGAACGTTCGTGGAAAAACCTTCTTCCAAGATCAGATCGGTGAATGGACTATGAAGGTCAAAGCAGGCCGCAACGCCGCCACCCCGCAGTCAGACCCCAATCTGGCTCGCCGGATGGGAACCATGGTTGACTACCATGACAACGTGTTGCTCGACCGGGCGGATGAACTCAAGATTATCTCCGACCCCAAGAGTTCCTACACGCTGGCCGCGGGTCAGGCCATTGGCCGCCAGATCGATGACACCATCATCTCGGCTGCTACCGGCACGTCAAAGAGTGGTGAAACCGGTTCGACCTCGGTGAATCTGGATTCAGATCAGATCATCGTGAACGGCTCGGCGGGACTGTCATTCTCCAAAGTTCGCAACGCCAAGAAAATCCTCGACGACAACGACGTGGAAGCGGAAGACCGTTTCTTCATCGTGGGGTCGGCGCAGTTGGATGACCTTCTGGCTATCGAACAGGCGACCAGCTCGGACTATGCGGCTGTTAAAGCCCTCGTCCGTGGTGAGATTGACACTTGGATGGGATTCAAGTGGATTATGACCACCCGGCTGACAGTAGGGTCAAGTATCCGTCAATGCCTTGCATTCCAGAAGAATGGACTCTGCTTGGGCATGGCGGCACTTCCGTATGTCCGCACGGATGAGCGGCGTGATCTGTCGTACTCTTGGCAGGTCTATTATGAACTTAATCTCGGAGCAGTTCGCTTGGAAGAACACAGAGTCGTCCGGGTTGACTGCCTTGAGGACTAAGTTCTAACGCTCGAAACAGCCAAAGGAGGACATACCAATGTCTGCTGTCAAAGGAGTGAACGTCACCAAGTTTGACGCGGGAGCGTCCGGTGACAACGTGATCGGGCAAGGCCTGGTCAAGTCGCCGTCCTGCCTGCGGGCGCGAAGGTGCTGTTGGTCGAGGTGTACTTTGACGCGCTCGGTTCGGGTACGACGCTCAAGGCCGGTGATACCGATAATGATGATCGTTACATCCCGGCAACCGCCACGACTTCCGCAGGAGTGTGGATGGTGTGGGATACGTTATCGGGACGGCTGACGGAGACGAGGTTATCAAGCTGAAAAACGCTGATACCGTCACCGGAACCATCAAGACCAACGTGTACTTCACTCGGTAGAATGGAATTTCCCTCGGGGGCTTCGGCCTCCGGGGGAACCATTTATGGCTTGGGAACACGCTGGAATCAGATGCAGGTACGAAGGGGATAAGCCCTCTTGTATCGGTATGCACGAAAGCACCAAGATCGCTCTTGTTATCTTGGGAGGCGCGAAGTCTATCTGGTCAGATTGGAACATCGCCCGCAAGTTATTCACTTCAAATTCAGAATTTCAAGTCATGGCAATCAATGACATCGCCTGCCAGTTTAAAGCAAGGGACATTCATCACATCGTAACTCTTCACGGAAAGATGGCCGGAGCGTTAAGAACTGTCCGAAAAGAGAAGTCTATGCTTGAGGACGTGACGACTCATTCGGATAAGAACTTCGGAGGCGTGGACAGGGTGTGGCCTGATGTTCATTCCAACGGAGGCAGTTCTGCCATGCTTGCCGCGAAGATTGCCTTATTGTACGGATACAGAGCCATTATATTGTGCGGGATTCAGCTCGATTCTTCAGGACATTACTTCGACCCGCCGGACGCCACGGATAACGATACTACAACCTTTCTTCCGGCGCACTTTAAAATTTGGACGGAACTGAAAGACCAAAACCCTTACGCCGCCGCAAGGATAGCCGCTTGTAGCGGGAAGCTGGCAGAACAGTTTAACTACGCGACCCCAGAGTGGTTGCACGGGAGGTTACATGGCAAGCAAAGTACAGATTATTAATTTCTCCCTGACGCTCTTGGGGATGCAGGCGATTACTTCCATTGATGACGAGACAGAAGAAGCCCGGATAGCCAACAGGATTTATGACATATCTCTTGAGGAGATTCTCGGGGAAAGCCTCTGGACGTTCGCCACAAGAAGAAAACTTTTAACTCTTTTGGACGAAGACCCGGTATGGACGACCACAGCGGAAGGCCTGCTTTACGTCTACCAAAAGCCAAATGACGTGATAAGAACCTTCGGGTGTAACGTCGCCGGAGCCGTGTGGAAGGAAGAAGCCGGAAAGATTCTCTCGGATACTTCGGGGTTGGGAATAAGCTACACCTACTTGAACACAGACCCAAGTTCCTACACGCCGGAGTTTACTTCTGCTCTGGTTACGAAACTCGCCTATGATATGTCTTTCTCATTCTTGAACTCATCCCCGAAGAGGACGGAACTTCTTGAGACTTACGAGAAGTTCAAGCTACCTACAGCCAAGTCCAAGAACAGCCAGATTGGGTCAGGGTTCTCGCAGGTGAATGATAACTACTGGTTGAATGCTCGTTACGGCGGGGCAGAGATACAGGAGTTTCAATGAGCAAAGCGTCACCTATTTATACTACGTTCGCTTCGGGACAGCTCTCGCCTTATTTGGGAGGGCGGACTGACCTACAGCAGTATTTCAACGGTGGGCAGACAATGCTGAACTGGCTGGCTTTATTCTATGGCCCGATGCTCCGAAGGCCCGGTAGTGTGTTTTCAAAGGAAACCAAGACGTCCGCTAAGGTGAGTAGACTTCTAGAGTTCGTTTTCTCAAACGTGGACGCTTACATTATCGAGTTCGGACACGAATACTTCAGATTCTTCACGAATAGCGGAATAGTCTTGAGCGGGGCCTCGCCTTACGAAGTCGCGCACACCTACCAAGACACCGAATTATTTGACGTTCATTACGTCCAAAAACAGGACGTGATCTCATTACTTCACCCTTCTCATGCTCCGGCGAAACTCACTCGCGCGGCGGCGGCGTCTTGGTCTTTAGCCGCTTATGTCTTTAAAGGCACTCCGTACCTTCCAGACAATACGACCGCCACGACTATCGCATCATCCGGAACGACAGGGACGGTCACCCTTACAGCTTCGGCGTCAATCTTTCAAGCCGGACATGTAGGCACGTTTTGGAAAATAGGCGCTCCAACAGGCACTCCGGAGGCTCAAGGGTTCGTCAAAATCGCCACCGTTGTCAGCGGTACTGAAGCCACAGCGGAGGTTCAAAGCACTTTAGCCGGCACAGGTGCGACTGATAACTGGGCAGAAGGCGCGTGGTCTTCAGTCCGCGGATGGCCCTCAAGAGCCGCGTACCATGACGGCAGGTTGTGGTTTGCGAGGACTACGACCCAACCCAACGGAGTCTGGGGGTCTAAGCCGTTCATTTATGAGAACTTCGACCCCGGGACTGGGGCGGACGATGACGCTATCTCAACAGAGATTAACGCAGAGCGCGCCATAGATATCAAGTGGATTACCACCGGAAAAGGTCTCTCTATTGGCACGTCAGAAGGTGAAGCGGTTTTGTCCTCCGGCTCAACAAGCACTCCGATTACTCCGTCAAACTTCACCGTAGACTGGCCCAGTTCTTTCGGTTCAGAAGCCATCCAACCAAGACGAATCGGAAACTATGCCTATTTCGTTCAAGCCAAGGCAAGGAAGCTACGGGAGTTCTTTTACTTCTGGGACTTGGACACATACAAAGCCGTGGACGTGACGGCGTATTCAGATGACATTACCGAAGGCAAAGTAAAGGACATGACCTATCAGAAAGACCCGTACAGCATTCTGTACTGCGTTTTAGAAGACGGGACAATCGCGGCCATGTCCAGAGAAATAGACCAGCAAGCACTAGCGTGGACGCCCATCACGACAGATAACGGTCTTTATGAATCAGTCGGAAGTATTCCCATGTCCGGCGGGGCGCACGATCAAGTATGGTGTATTGTCAATAGAACCATCGGTGGAGCCACGAAAAGGTACATTGAATACTTCACCAGTCCAGTAATTCCAGACATTCAAAGCGACTGCATTTACTTGGACTCGTCTTTAAGCTACAACGCCTTCGATCAGACAACCGGGCTGACGCTCACTCTTTCCGCCAAGACTGGAACCGTCACAGCCACAGCAAGCGGAGCGCACTTTAACACCGATGACGTAGGCCAGAGAATCCGCGCTTTAGACGGAGATACCATCCTCGGCGAAATGTTAATCACAGGTTACACATCAAGCACCGTCGTCACAGGAGTAGTCACAAAAGAGTTTACCGCGACTTCCTACGGAGTAAGCGAGTGGGGCGTGAGCGTTACAACGATTTCCGGGTTAAGCCACCTGGAATCTGAAGAAGTGGACGTATTGGCAGACGGAGGTGTTGAGCCGCCAGCGACAGTGGAGTCAAGCCAGATAACTCTATCCCATGACGGATTCATAGTTCATGTGGGTTTAGGGTACACTTCCCGGTACAGGAATATGCCGATAGAAGCCGGGTCAGCCACAGGCACCGCGCAAGGCAAGAGGAAGCGGATTTATCAAATAGGCCTTAGGGTATTAAAGACTTTGGGTCTAAGAGTCGGCAGAGATGAGACCGCCTTAACTCAAGTAACTTTCAGAGAACCTTCTACGCTCTTGGGACTACCGGAAGCATTGTTCACAGGCACGAAGAATAACATCCCACTAAACACCAGATTTGACTATGACGGTCAGTTTACTTTGGAGCAGAGCGAACCTTTGCCGGCGTGTGTTCTAGCGATATTTCCTTTGGTTGAAACGGAGGACAGGTAGATGGCCATAGCATCATCAACTATTCTCGCAGGAGCCGCTATTGCCGGTCTTGGGATGCAGGCCTACGGTCAGATTCAACAAGGCCAAGCCCAAGCCCGCGCCGCTGAATACAACGCTTTAGCATACAAGCAACAGGCCGAATCCGTCGAGGTAGCCAGAGGCATTGAGATAGAACGCGCAGAGCGTGAGAAAAGACGCTTGTACGGCAAGCAAATGGCAATGATTGGGGCCGCGGGCATTACTCCGAACGGAAGCCCGATGTACGTCATGCTCGACTCGATGACTCAATCAGAACTGGACAAGCAGATTATTAACTACAACGCGGAGTCAGAAAAGAAACGCCTAGCGGGCGCGGCGATGTTCGCTCAAGCATCAGGGGCAGGATATAAAGCATCAGGATACGCCGGAGCATTATCAACGACTTTGACTCAAGGTTCAGCTATTGGAAGCAGGTACTTCGGTCAATCCAAGACCACAAAGGATATATAATGCCGCAACTGCCTATCGCAGAATCCACAAGGCAGGTTGATTCTTCCGGCTCCATGCCGAAGGTGAGCGAAGAGTCCGCCGGGGCCACAGGCAGGGCGTTGCAACAAGTCGGTCAAGCGGTCAGCACCACCACAGACTTTTGGGCCAAAGCTCTCGCAACCACGCAATACACCACCGCGAAGAACAATACTTTAATCGCCACAAACGACATCCTCGACCGCGCGGAGAAAGACCCGGACTATAACAATCAAGACAAGTACATAGCCGAACTTGAAAAGACCACCAAGCAAGACCCTCAAATTCTCGACTCTGGTTTAAGAGGCCAGTACGACGCCGATAAAAACCTGCTTAAATCCAACGCTAAAATCAAGCTGAATGACGTCTTCTGGAAGAAGAGAATCCAGCATCAGGAAACAGAACTCCAGAAAGCCCACGACTCAAGCAAAGACGCGTATATGCTCGCCGTCTCCCCGGAAGAAAGAATGCAAGTCAAGGCCGGGTACGAGGACATTATCAACAAGTCTTTTGAGTCCGGGTACATAGACGAAGGTGCAAAGTACAAGCTGATCGAGTCCTTAGACACTTGGAACAACGAACTCGCCATCAGGGCCGGGAGCAAGAATCCGTCCGAAGTCATCAAGAATCTGGACAAGTTCGGAGTTAAGGACGAAGACAGGGTTAAGGTCATCGCGGCAATCAGGTCAGCCGCGGCGGTAGAACAGAGTCTATTTGAAATCGCCCAAGAAGAAAAGTACAACGCCAATCAAAACTACGGTATTGAACTGATAACTCCGGACGCCGATTACGTTTCACTCAAAGGACAGTTTCAGTCATGGCTGCTCCAAGACAAGATTGACAAGAACACCTACGACACTCTTGAAAGACAGCTGGATTCTACTCAAAGACTTAATGCCACTACCTACGATGAGGACTTTGCACAGTTTGAAAGAGTCATATCTGATTTGAACGAATCTAAAAAGTTTAAGAAAAAGACCGCCAAAGAGTACTTATCCAGAGTCCGTGACGTCAAGAACGCCATCGCGAACAGCAATTCCAACGGAAGATTAACAGCCCAAGACGCCGGTTTACTATTGAAAGCGGCAGACAAAGCAGCCCAGACAGAAGCCCGGAAAGCATCCAAAGCCATTGAGAAGGATAACAGCTGGGGTCAATGGGGATTTACAAACAAGCAAGCCAATGCTTATTTTGAAAATCAATTTAAAGGCAATAAGGCATTTGCCAATGAAGCCATCAGAGAATACTTTTATCGGACTTACGATCTTGGTAAAACAGCAAAAGAAAGAGCGCAAGTGGCGGAAGACGTGGCGAAAGAATTGAAAGGCAAAATCGTAGCACAATCAGGAATAGACCCGAACCTTAAAAAGCAAGCTCTTGCCAAATACTCTCAAGCCCAAATTTCGGAGGGAGCAAAGAACAGGAAAATGACAGAAGGACAGTTTCTTACCTGGCTAGAGCAAAAGGGAATGCTGAATGAATGAAGACGCCTTCGGCCCAATAGAAGCAAAAGAGGATATGTTCGGGACTATCGAAGCCCAAACGTATCCCAGCTTCGACATGGCAGACGTGGTGAGTAAAGACAAAGCCATTACCACAGGCCTGTTTGATTCCATGCCTCTGGTCGTGGAGCCGGTGAAGGCGACCGTTCGAGGATTCGAAGGCATGGCTTCAGCGACAGGTGGTTTAATAAGAACCTACCAAGACGCCTTTAATCTATTGGATGACAAGTTCAAACTCGTGGAAAAGAGAAAAGAAACTCTAAGACGTTACGGATGGTCTGAAGAAAGACTTAAAGATTTGGACGCCGCGAGGACTACGATAGGCAAGTGGGGCGATGTGGCGAGGGATTATTGGGAAGACCAACAGCTCACAGGATGGGAAGCCCCAGACCCAGACATCTGGGCTGGTTCGTTCATGGAAAATCCTAGTTGGAGCCGGGCCACTTCTTTGGTCGCCGGGGCTATTCCAAGTCTTTTATCCGCCTACACCATAGGAAAAGCAACAGGAGTTACTTGGCTTGGCCTTACATTCTTGGGAGCGATCGAGGCCGAAGACGTTTATGACCTTTCGAAAGAAAAAGGCGTAGATACTCCGACATCATTAGGATTATTCACAACAACCGCGACAGGTGTGGCGTTACTCGAAACCATCCCATTGACTCGGTTCATCAAAGGCGGATCCGGTAAGAAGTTGGTTGACATTGTAGTCGGAGCATTCCAAGAGGGAGCCGAAGAAGGACTGCAAGGCGTATTTACGAACTTCATTAAGAAGTACGGCCTAGACGAATCCATGAGTCTATTTGAAGGAATCATAGAAAACCTGATAGCCGGGGCCGGGTCTGGTGGCATTATGGGCGGCCTGACCAGTAAGTCTATGGCAAGACGGAAAGCCATCATAGAACTGCTTAAAGAAAAAGGAATGCAGACTCAAGAGCTTAACTTAATCGAAGATGCTATCGCCGAAAGAATGGTCGAGGAATCCGCAGAAATAGAAGCCCTGCTTCAGGAACGCTCTGACCAATGGCTAAAGATCGTAGTCGAGGAAAAGAGCAGGCAAGAAGAGATTGCGCTCGATCAAAAAGGCGCGGAAGCTCCCCCGGCAGACGTTGACCCACTCTTTGAATCAGCCAAGAAAGCCGTCGCAGAGGGTAAGACAGTTGAGGAGTTTGTGGCGGGGCAACGTGTTGAAATGCCCGCACCCGACGAAGTGAAGTCTGCTTTTCAAGATGCACCACAAGCGATAAGAAGCTTAATAGACGTTAAAAAGGTTAAGTTTGTAACTGATTTAGAGGGTGAGGGCGGAAGATACGAGCCGAGAAATAAAACTATATATATTCAAGAAGGCGAACCAGTAAAAGAAACAATCCTCCACGAATCGGGGCATAATATTCTGGAGAAGTTTACCAATGCAAACTCCGTTGAGGTCAAAAAGAAAAAAGACGGGGATACTGTAAGAATCGGTGGAATTATAAGAAAATTAAAGACCATAAAAACCAAAAAAAAGGCGGAGCTGATGGCCTTTGTTACCATAGAGGACCTGCATGGATCTGTTGAAGCCACGGTTTTTTCTTCACTTTATGCAAAAGTTCATGACCTTTTAACCGATGACCGCCCAATCCTTATCCAGGGGCAGCTGCAAAGGGACGAAAATTCGGTAAAGATATTGGCGGACACAATCATACCCATTGATAAGGCTGAGGAAACATGGACTGCAAGCGTTCATTTTAATCTGGACACCACCCGAACGCAAAGAGAAGTGATTGTTAAATTAAAGGAGATTTTAAAAAGCCATCCGGGCTCCTGTCATGCATATATTCACCTGATCAACCCTGATAAAACAGAAACCATTGTTGCACTGCCGAACTCTATAAAATTAAGGGCCGGTCTTCCTCTGACTCATGAGGTAAATCGATTTCTTGGCTATAATGCCGTAGAAACCGCTTGCAAGCCCGCCATTTCGCCGGATAGAACCTATGATGGACAAACGGTAAAAGTGCCTAAAGTGAACTAAAGTTTGAAGTGACTAAAGTTTAGGTGTCGCTTCGCTCCATTTATTCATATAAAAATTAACAGAATTCCAAAATGTTTAGGCATTTTAGATCACTTTAGATTACTTTAGATCACTTCACACTTTGCTTAAGTTGAAAAATATTTTCCATAAAAAACACAAAATGGCAAATTTTTCAAACGCCTGGAGACATAATTCACTATGAA